GTGTTCTCGGCATGAGTGAAGAAGAGATAGACAAGTACGTCTATTCGCTTGGTCTCGTAGAGGAAAAGATAAAGGCTGTACAGGATGGTCTGAAAGACTGGAAGAAAGCTCAGGAAGACATAACAACGTCCGACATACAGAATTATGCCAAGTGGTTAGGTAGCCTTGTCGACCTTGAATCAATCCGTCAGCGTAATCAAGAGGAATATAACCGTGTCCTTGAGGAGACGAACAGGTTATTGGCTCAGGGTATCATCACTCAAGAGGAGGCGAATAGGCGCAACAAGAATGCAAGTGACCAAAGGGATTACAAAGATTGGACATCAACTTCTCTTTATACCAATCTCTATAATAATGCCCAAGTAATGTCGCAGTTTGATTTCCTTGAAGCGTTTTCCATTGAGATGGAGCACCTGAAGGCACAATTTGATAATGGTGATATCAGCTTGCAACAATATGCAGAAAAGGTTGACAAACTTAACCAGATAGCTTCCGAATTCAAGACAACAGGGTTCCTCGGTATAAGAGGTGGAGTTGGAGCTTATCTGTCAGGTGGCGTTCAAGGTCTCCTTGGGTATTACAAGAACAGAGCAACACAGTCTCGTGTGAATGGAGAAGAAGAGGATGCTGACAAATGGCAAGAACGGTACGACAGCCTTAACAAGCTTCAAATGACGGCAGAACAAGTTGCAAAGGCATTCAGCGATTTGTCATCTGGTGCTGACATGCTCGCCAACCTGTTCAGTGCGTTAGGAATGGAAGGCGCATCAAATGCGTTTGGCGGTGCTGCAAGTGTACTCGGAGGAATAGGTCAGGGTGCATCCTCCCTGTCTGCTTTCGGCCCTTATGGAATGGCAGCGGGAGCAGTCTTGGGCGGCCTCACAAGCATTGCCCAACTGCATGATAAGAGCATACAGCGTGAGATTGACGCCATTCAGGACAATGTGGATTCAATAAAGGCGAATACGGACGCTATCAAGTCTGCCCGCGAGAGGACTCTTGGATACGACTATGGACGTCTTCGCAGTCAGATGGCAGGACAGTACACAGACACAAAGAGCGAGATAAGCCTTCCTCTTGTCGTTGGTAAGGTATCCGTGACGGATTCAGCAAAGGAGGCCATGCAGGAATACTACAAGAGGAATTCTGCTCGTAGCGGCTACGCAGCTGAACTGGAGAACCTGAAAGCCATGCGTGAAGGATACATTGAGATGTATAATCTGGAAGAATCCAAGAAGGATGCATCGCAGGACGCCCTTGATGAATACAAGGAGAAAATCGCGGAACTTGACGACCAGATCCTCTTCTTTGTCGAAGACCTCGCAAATGAGCTTTGGGGAATCGACTTTGAATCATGGGCTTCACAGATTTCAGATGCCCTGTGGACTGCATTCGAGAATGGTGAAGACGCACTTGATGCTTTCCATGATGCTGCAAAGGATATCATCTCTGACGTTGCCAAGCGTATGATGAACATACATCTGATTGAGCCGAAGATGGCAGAACTGGAGGAGATGCTGTTCGGTAGGATTGGTGAGAACGGCCAGCGTACAGGAGGTGTATATAACACGAATACAGGACAGTTCGACGAGAATGAGACGCTTCGGATTCTTGGCCAGTTCTTCGGAGAGGACGGAGAGTTTGCAAAGGTCATCAGTTCCGCCGAGGATTTCTATAAGATGGCCGAGCGTGCTTCAGGTATTGATTTTTCTGCCGAGGAAAGCGGCTCTTCCACATCAAGTTCCATCAAGGGTATTACAGAGCAGACAGCAGACCTGCTTAGTTCTTATGTAAATGCGTGCCGCGCAGATTTGTCTGTAGTCAGGAATCTGCAAGGTCAGTATTTCCCGATGTTTTATGCATCTATTACAAGTGGCAACGCAAGTCTTGTGAACATTCAACAGAACACAGCTGCAATTATGCGGAGTAACGATGCAATAGAACGGAGTAATCAGGCTATTCTTGAGAACATCAATGGCCTAAAGAATAAGACTTGGAAAGTTCCAATGGCTTAAAGAATAAAAAGGAGGTTTGTGCCTCCTTTTTATTTTGCTGTATATCTTGTACAAATAGCTGTCTGTTCCCATTCAAAGCCGTTTCCGTTTTCTGTGAACGTCACTTTCTTCTTGAAACCGCCATTAATTGCCAGATTCTCACCATCGAAGGTATAAGTACCAGAATACTTAGAATCGTCTTTTCCAGCTTTGTAATCCGAAACAGACCAATAATACTTATAAGTGTTGTCTGCTTTGAATTCGTGAACATAGCCACCTACAAGTCCCCATGTATGCCATGTATTTGGATTGCCACTATAAGAACCTGTGTCCCAATATGCCGTTTCACACCATACACCAACAATTTTCGAAGATAATCCACCGTCATTGTCATCATCACTACTGCAGGCCGCAAATGCTAGTGGAACAATTGCCAAAATAAATAAAAATAAAATCTTTCTCATACTCATAAGTTTTTAGTTCGTGGCAAAGATAATAATAAATAATGTACGTTGTACGCGAGAGTACGATAATTTATGAATTATTAAGTTTGTCACATTACTCCCCTAATGTAAAAAGTCGGCTGTCCTCGCGGATGGCCGACCACCATGATAGAATACACCAATAAAAACCTGAACTATATATATTTGAAGAATTTCAGTCGAGATAATGGAATTCATCCTTGACGGTCACTATTCCTTCTTTCTTCACCTTTATATCAGGTGTATGTCTGATTACCGTTGCCTTGCTTACGAGGTCAGTGTGTACGTCTGCCGTTGACTTTCCGAAGAGGTGGACGAGTACAAATGCGCCGTATTTCACGTAGACCGTCACGTCAGCATTGTCGCATACCCAGACCTGACACATGTGCGGACGGAATGAGTATCTGATGGTTGCGTGGCTGCTGCCGAGCAGGACGTACTCCTTGAGGTACATCTGTCTTCTGTTCTCATCGCGGATAGGATAGGAGCGTGTGTCGTCAACAAGTATTCCGTGACGACGCAGGAAGTCTTGTGAGAAGTTCTGCTTGATGAATGTCTTGGTAGGCCAGCGGTGCTTGATGCAGAAGTCGAGACCCCTGAGGTACTTGTCTATGAGTCCTTCCTTGTCGGTCTCATCTTCCCATTTGTCATACCATTCATCACAGAGTCCCACCTTCCTTGCAGACTCCCTGAGTTTGATGCTTAATTCGTTTTCAGTCATTCCTATTCCATTCTTTAATCCGTTGCAAAAATACATATTTTCAAAGACTTATGCAATATGTTTAAAGAAAAAGTTGAAGAAAGTTGGTAAAGTTTATTCTTTTGATGGCTCGGCATACGTATTTTTGTGGTGAATTTATCGTGGCATAGCCACAATAGCGACAACACAAAAGACAAGATGACGTACAAGAAATTCTTCATACAGCAGCAGACGGTCAGCGGCACAACCTATACGGATGTAGGTTCTGCGGTTGACACCTATGCGACATATCATGTGGTCTGTCAGGAGTGTCCGTTCAAGCTTCGTCCTGAGCCGAAGGAGCCTGCGAAGATCGACTGGTATGATGAGGACGGTGAGGATGTCTACATACCTTCTGACGGTCTCAGGTTCAAGGCTTACGACATGGAGGTGAAGTTCCTTTATGTCGGAACGGAAAGCAATATGGCGACTGAGCTGAAAGGCTTCATCGAGTTCTTGTACGGTAAGAATTCTGGCGGTTCTCCTTGGCTTGCCATCTATGACGAGTATACGAAGACGGGTAGGAGAGGGGTGTATGTCTCAGGTGTTGACAGCGAGCTTCTTGCCTATGATGATGCAAACGGCACGATAAGCAGCGGTCAGCTTGTCAGCGAAGTGGTAGGTGTCTTCAAGGTTAAGTTCAGGGTCACAGACCCAGTGTATGACTATAATCCGAATTAGGAATGGCTGAGTGGACGATATACGGAAAGAGAACGTCGGGCGGTGTTGAGAGCACCGTCGAGATAGCCGTTGCCAAGGACGTGGAGCTTCACGACGAGTGGATGGGCGAGTGTTTCGTCACGTTCAGCGTGAAGAGCGCGGAGCCTGTGGACTGGCATTTCGACGACTATCTGACGTATCGCGGTGAGGTGTATTCTCTCAGCTACGACCCGAACGTGGTGAAGAAGGCTCGCAGGGGTACCTACGGCGAGGGCTTCACCTACGACAATGTCCGTTTCTACTCGCTCGGCTATAAGACCAAGAACTACGGATTCAAGGACGTGGTCATCAACGACAACAACCTGACGTACACCTCGCTTGCCACCTTCTCGTTCTTCTGCTCCTCCGTGGAGGACTTCGCAGACAGGATGCAGGCAAATCTCAACCGTGAGAACCAGTCATCGCTCGTGTCCGAATGGAGTGTCCTGACGCCGATATACAACAGGACGACCCAGCGCGGCGTGAGCATCGCCAAGTCGGAATGGCTCCAGTACTTCGAGCTGAACGACAACAACGAGGTGAAGGGTGAGACCGACGTGAACATCGACGTCGACAGGCAGAACTGCTTCGACGTAATGAAGATGTCGTATGAGAAGTTCGGTCTGGCATACTACATGATAGGCACGACGATAGTCATCGGCGGCAAGCCCGTGCATCTGAACACAGGCAGCGCGAACATCTTCCGCTACGGCAAGGGTCTCGGTCTGTACGAGATAGAGCGCACGAGCGACGACAATCAGGAGCTTGTCACGAAGCTGTTCGCCTACGGAAGCGAGCAGAACCTCCCATTGAACTACTACGCCAACATCGGCAAGAGGGTCAAGTTCCAGATTACGCACAAAAGCGTGAAGACGTATATCTCAGATCATCCTACTTATTATCTTTGGACGGATGCAGAATGGACTTCACAGCTGAAGAATGCCTTTCCTGAAAGCGGAGAGGTTGTACTGACATTCGGCAGCTATTCTGCGCATTTCAGGTTTGACGGCTCGGACACCATCTTTGATGATAATGAACCGACAATCGAGCTTAACAAGAAATGCCTTTATTTCTATTGGATAGATTATGGTGAGCAGGAAGAGGAAGACCTCTATACCCACGTCTCGGTAAACGACTATGTATATGTGACTGGGGTGAACATCAACGCCATCCCGTCCTCATACATAGAACCTCCCGTAGGATATAATTATCCTGCCACATTATCCGTGAACAGGCTGATGCTTCCCGGATATCCCACGCAGTCGCTGCATTCATGGGTGACGGCCAACCATAGCGAACTCCTGTCGAAATACGATTTCTCGACCACGGCGATGGATCCGTGGATAAAGTCGAAGAACCTTCCGTCGATGGGTCTCTTTGAGGGTATCGTCAACTATGACGGTTCACAGCAGACCGAGATATTCCCGAGCCTCGAGAATACCACCACCAACGCCAACAAGGTTGCCGAGAATACGAACATTACGGACAACGGCTACCTCGGTGAAGGTTCGGACATAACCATGATCCTGAAAGTCGTCAACGGAGACCTCAACTGGATTGACGCCCTTGGTAATTCCCCAGACCCGCAAGGTGTCTATGTGGAGATAAAGAGCGGCTTCTGCGCAGGCAGGAGGTTCAAGGTGAATAAGGCAAAGCTCGTCAGCAACGTGTGGGAACTGACTGTCGAGAGAAGCAAGGATGACAGCACGGGCAGGTATTTCCCGTATTTCGAGGATGCAGTCAGCGGTTATGCACAGGTGAAGACCAACGATACGTTCGTTGTCACTGGCATACAGATGCCTGACTCATACATCGAGGCTGCTGCGGAGAAATTGCTGATAGCTGCCTGCGGATACCTTGACAAGCGCGACCATGTGCGCTACACATACCTTCCGAAGATAGACGAGATATTCATGCAGCGTGACCAT